TGATCGAAATCTAATTCACCAGCATTAATTCTGCGTTGTTGTGCCATTATCGTAGTCTCTCTAATGATGTTTCTACGTCAATAACGTCTGATGTAGATAGTATTTGTATTGTTAGCTTAATATAAACAGCATTGTCATCAGGAAAGCTTTTGACGTTGACGTTTAATAATTTAACTCTGGGTTCATCGTTCAGTATAGCGTACTTAATACTAGAAGCGATCCTAGAAGCTGTAACGTTATTAATATTCTCAAACAAGAAACCACTTAAGTTCGCCCCGAAGAACGGGTTAAACGGTCTCTCACCATGATTGGTTTTTAGTATGTTCAACACACTCTGCTTAACAGAAAGATAACCTTTAACACTCGCCATATCGTTGGTGTTAGGGTTAGGCTTAAACGCGAAGTTAAGGTCTGAATATTCTGATGTTCTTGCTATGCTCATAATAGTATTTATACTGGTACGCCAGTATTACTCCCTGAATTATCACCACCGTCACCAGCATGTACGTGGGTTTTTAGTGATACAGCGGTGGCTATTACGTCACCTTCTGTTGATTTAATATTGTCTACCGCTGTAATAGTAGTAGCCGCTGTAATAGATCCTGTACATTCTACATTAGGTGTGTCTAATTTAATTCTATTAATGGCCTCAGTACCAGTAATCAACGTAATGTCTTTCTCTGAAGTAACCGTAACATCACCTGCCGCCTGTATATCAATATCACCACCAACGTTAGCGGTAACATATCCAGCAACAGCTAGGTTACAATTCTGTGATACAATAATATTAACAGTACCGTGAACTTCCAATGTATCGTTATTCATCACTAGCGTATAGTTATCTCTAACGATCTTTTCTATTTTAGATCCGTCTGGTTGTATCTCATACGAGGTTCCAGAGAAGTGACGTTCTTTAATACGTTGGACTCCAGGAGTATCATCGTATTCTTTAACGTGTCCTGATTCGGTTTCGTACACATTATTGTAAGGGTATTCTGGGGCATATGCTGAAGGAGGTTCGTTAGCCCCTCTTGTTTGATCTGCGTTAGGGTCTGCTTCACCTTTAGCTCTGACGTTAATATCTTTAACATCATCAGTAGAGGTAGAGATAGTTCCCATTATAAGGAAGTCTTGTAATGTATTATCAGTAAACGTACCAACGACTGTAGAGCCTTTTAATACATTAATAGAATGACCTACCCCTTTAAACGATGGGGAAGTTATTGGTAATATTGATAATGACCAAGATAGGTCTTCGGTTTTAACATCAGGTCCATGAACCTTCTGTACACGAACTCGCACCCTACCTAATTTGGAAGGATCTATAACGTCTTCTACAGTACCGTACCACATCTTCATCGTCTTATCATCTCCACATCTTGTGTATACATTCTATCAGGGCCATCAGCAACTATATTATGCTCTATACCAGAAACCAAATAGTTTCCGTCATGCTTAGAGAAATTAGTTTTAGATGATCCAGATTTTAATTCGATTACAATACCTACTGATAATAATGGTATGGCGTCAACACCAATAGCTCTCGTTTTAATTGAGAAGCTTTCTACTCGGTCACGCATACACGTATCAACAGAAGTAACATCACCATTGTTAAGTAAAGGTGTTGCTGAATCCTCATATAGATCCTTTCTGTATAGACGTTCTATCTCTAAAGCGCCTATAGTTTCCCCAACGGTAACACTATTAAATTTGGAATTCTCTACATCAAATATAGAATACGTTTTACCATACACACCTAAGTTGCTCTTCATTACGTTATTAGTGTATGCCGAAGAGACTACAACTTCAGAAGCTACACCAATCCCAGCATTACCGTTAGGATCATTAATTGATTCTGTAGTGATAGCGAACATCGGATCTTTAGAACTCATATCAGTTAATGATTCTAGTGTAGTAATACCACCATCAATAGCCTTTTGGTAAAGGAACATCGGACGAGTTTGCTCATCGTACGAGTTTAGAACCAATAATTTTAAAACAGATTTAGGATTAATATTAGGGGCTATGTAACGTCCGTTAGTTTTAGTGTGTGTAACAATGTGTAAGGAGTCTGTTCCAAACTTATCCTCATAGATCTTACCGATCATATCAGACGTTCTTCCCATGAATACTTTAGATATCGTGGTTAAACCGTTAATCATATTATTAATAGAGGCCAGCTCTATTGTGTATTCTTTGTGGGTTAGGTTAGTTAAATTAATATCTTTAACCCCGTCCAAATAAAACGAATTACTTGTCATCAATCCTTTATATTCGTATTCTATTGTTATCTTGTTGTTAGTATGTATCAACGTATCAATAACATTAGAGCCGTCCATAACCTGCATATAACCACTCAAGTCTCCATGGATTGATTCAGTTATACCGACGTTCTTAACAATCTCTGTAATGTCTTGAGACTTACTATCGAACTTTAGTAATACTTTGAAAGACTTTAGAACGGCCATTACTTAGCGATCTCTTTCTGGAACTCAGTAACCACTGCTTCTATGTGTTCTGTTCTTATAGCTTTAATGTTACGGTTTTTATCGTTCTCTTGTACTTCCCACTCATAGAACGAGAACGGCTTAGTACCAGCTTCACGTTTAGCTACTGGATCACCCGTTGATAAGTCTACATGATACTTCGGAGCATTCATAGCTGAGGAGATTGATGTAGCGATAACAGAGTCAGACGAGTTAAGCCCTAGTATAGACTCTCCAGTAAGAGAGAATGCTGTTGTGGATACCAATTCAATAATAAGATAATGGTCGTTTACGTGTATCTCTTTAACAGTACCAATAGCTTGGGATAATAAACCTTTAACGTTCTCACCAACAGTAAACTTATTGATTAGTGTATCATCGGTTAACACAGCTAAGTTTTTATATTTCTTTTCGCTGTATTCTTTTAATTGTGCTGTACTCATCGGCCAATCATTCCAAATATTTTTAATATTAGAATTAAGTAGGAAGAACGTCCAGTGATACCAAGGCGTGCCATATAATCTTTGAGAAAGAGTGTCAGGTCTTTCACCTTCTATAACGGTTACTGTATTATAATAACCTGTGTTATTAATTAGCGTGTCGGAGATCTTTATATTATTAGTTAGGTTAACTAGTGTATCAGTTATACCATCACCATTAATATCGATGTTTACTTTATTGAAGTTCTTAAAATACATTAGTAACCGTCCGCAACGTCTTGTTGATATATTGGAGTAATTTCTTGTAAGGTAACAGAGAAGTCCATCTCTACAGGGGCGTTATCACTAAACACTGTAGCAGCTGTTGGACCGTATGTAACGTTGACCGCAGTTATTACTAGAGGTGGAAGTTGGATCATATCCTTAACACCATGGAAGGAGACAACAATCTGATCAGGAACCTTTAGAGTTATCGCTGTTTCTCTGTCCGCGTGAGCAGCCATTCTGAATCTTTTTATAATATCTTTACACATAATGGACTCGTCAGGAGAGTCTGGTAGGAATTTAAAACCGAATGAAAAGCTTCTTAACCCTGTAGACTTATAGCGTAAGTATTCGTTAGGGTTTACTGTCTTACCACGATTACGTTCCAACTCACCTTTAATAGCATCAGCACCAGCGCCACCGAAGAATGTAGATACTAAACCACCAGAGATGGCGTTACCTAAAGCAGCACCGATAGCAGGGGCAGCGTGTATTGCTAATGTAGCCACGTCTGTCGCACCAAGGTCTTTAACATAACCAATGCCTTCATCTAATACTTTCTCAAGGGAAGCAGCCATCATTCTAGTGTCTTCATGATAGTTCATAGAGTCACCTATTTGTATCGATGGAGTCATGTATAGTATTGCTGTATCTTCTACCCGTTGTTTAGGTTTCCAAGCTTTAAAGGCTGTGTTCCACTGCTTCCGTTGAGCTTCAGCCATAGCAGCTGCTTTCTCGGCTATTGTCGCACTATCAGCAGCCCCTGTTTTAGGGTTAAGTTCTAACGATACAGCAGGCTGATTAGAGTAATCCATCTTAATGAATTCGAACATAATGTACGGTTGTGTGTTGTTCCTCTCGAGGGTATTAAGACGCCCTTCTTTAGAGAATTCCTTTACACTCGAGAACCCTGTAGTCGCTGCAGTGGGGTGACTACCACCATCAAACTCCCCAGATATTGTATTGTTAGACGAGTTAAAATTAACCGCTGTAGAATTGTCACCCAATGAACTTGGGTATGCTAGTAATTTATTACTCGCCATTGTATGTACCTTTCTGATTTATACTATTATTTATAAGGATAAATAGGATGTATGAGAAAAACATATTCAGGAAAGTACAAAGTTAAGAAACCCGAGAAGTACAAGGGGGACCCGTTAACAGTAACATATAGATCTATGTGGGAGAAGAACGCATTCAAGTGGTGCGAACGTAACCCCGCAATCAAATGGTGGAACTCTGAGGAGACCGTCATTGGCTATATATGTGGCACTGATAAGAAACCCCATAGATACTTCATTGACCTTACAATAAAATATATAGATGGCCGTGTATTATTGGTAGAGATTAAACCAGATATACAGACTAGACCACCTAAGAGGAAGAACCTTAATGAGTCGTTAGCTTATATAAAGAATATATCTAAGTGGAAGTATGCTAAGAGGTATGCTGCTGATAGAGGTTATGGCTTTGAGATATGGACAGAACACACACTTGAATCTAAGGGTATTAATACCAAGAGTTTTAAGTATAAAGTATCAAAGACTAAACTAGGGAAGAAGACTTGGAAAAGTTTCAAAAGCTTATAAATAATAGCATGAGTAACATAAAGGAAATATAGTGGCAGATTCGCTATTCGATAAGTTAGAGGCTGAAGCATTCCGAAGAGGATTAGCTAAGAAGTCGAAAGAAGCACAGACGTGGTTCCGTAATAAGGCGCGTGGTGTTGACGTTAACATGAACACGATGATTAAAGACTCGCGTTTAGTTAAGAAGTCTCGTCCAAGAGTCGGTGATATGTTTATGTATCATTACGATCCTAAGCACCGCAAGACGTTACCTTACTATGACGCGTTTCCTTTAACTATAATGGTACAACAAGCTCCAGGTGGTTTTTATGGGCTTAACTTACATTACCTACCGTTAAGACAACGCGCTATATTTCTTGATAGATTAACAGAGATAGCAAACAACCAGAAATACGATGAGACCACTAGGTTGAAGTTGAATTACGGTTTATTAAAACAGGCAGGGAAATACAAATACTTTAAGCCGTGCTTTAAGCACTACCTTACTAGTCAGATCGATTCTGATATAATGAAGGTTGAAGCCTCCGAGTGGGATATTGCGATATTCTTACCGACAGAAAGGTTCCAAGGTGCTAGTAAATCTCAAGTTTGGAAAGATTCCAAAGGAAAATATTAATGTCATTACCAGCAAATATCGATTCATTAAAATCTACAATATCAAGACGTGGTGGTTTAGCGCGTCCTAATAGGTTTGCTATCTATCTGACTCACCCTTCTACTACTAGAGGCAGTCTATTAAACTTGGATTTAGATAGTCTGGTTAATAGTTTCGTTGGGGGTGGTGGTCTAACTAGTTTATTCAACGACCCCAGAGATATGTTCTTACTATGTGATTCAGTGACTGTCCCTGGAAAGCGTATTACCACAATGGAACAAACCACATCTCACTTCACAGCTAAGAAACCTTATTCTATGTTGGTTGAGGAAGTAACAATGACCTTCAACCTAACAAACGATTATTATGTTCGTAAGTATTTCGATGAATGGCAAGATATGATTATCAACCCTGATTCGTATAAGACCGAATATAAGAAGAACTATTGTAAAGACATCACCATCCAACAGTTAACACCTAGTAATGATATAGTGCCTTCTTACTCAGTAAAATTAGAGTCCGCTTATCCTGTAGCGATATCATCGGTAGATCTATCCAACTCAGCTGATAACACTGTCGCTCAAATGACAGTAAGTTTCGCATACACTGTTTGGAAAGATCTTTCTATAGCGGATGGGTTTGGTGAATTGGCTTCAATGGGAAGTGATATTTTAGGCGAAACCGCCTCTACAGTGAAAAAATTATTTAATTAAATATGGAGTAGTATTGATATGTTGCCAAAAATAGCAACCTCAAAGTATGATATGATTGTCCCTTCAACGGGAACCCAAGTAACTTATAGACCTTATCTTATTAAGGAAGAAAAGGTTCTAATGATTGCGTTAGAATCTAAGAGCGAAACCCAGATCGAAGGGGCTATTCTACACATTATAGACTCTTGCGTTGAAGGTGGGACTAAGAAGTTAAACCTGACATTATTCGATGTAGAGTATATGTTCTTGATGCTCCGTAGTAAGTCCGTAGGTGAAGGCGTTAAGTTAACCCCTCATTGCGAGTCTTGTGAGGAGACCACCGAAGTCACTATTAATTTAGAGTCTTGTGAGGTTAAGAACAAGAGCGATAAAGCCGAGCACCAAGTAAAGCTTAGTGACGAGTTAACCGTAGACGTACACTTCCCTCGCGTAGGTGATAGTGGTGAAGGAAAGACTGAGAGTGATAAGATCATCTCTACTGTTTCCCGCTGTATTGAAACGATTTACTATGGGGAAGAAGTATATAATACTGCTGACTCTAGTAAAGCAGAACTAATTGAATTTGTTGAGAACCTTAACAATACTCAATTCCAGAAAATAGCGGACATATTATTAGCCGCGCCTTATGTAGGACATGATATTAATTTTAAATGTCCTCATTGTGGTCACGAAAATGTTAAAGAGTTAAAAGGGCTGATTGATTTTTTTATGTAGCCCTTTCACACGATTCTTTAATATCACATTATAAGATTAATTTTGAGTTGGTTTACCAGCATAATTTTACTCTGACAGAGTTAGGTGATATGTTGCCATGGGAAAGGGAGATATATCTATCAATGCTCACTAATAGGTTAAAGGAAAAAGAAGAACATGCCAAGAAGAGATAAATTAAACGCCCTCAATAAAGAGTTGCGTGAGTCTAATGCGGGTCGGAAAGAAATGGCCGAAACGCAAGAACAAAACTCAGGGCTTTTAAAAGGTATCTTGGGTGAAGCCGAGCAGATCAAAGAATCTCTCTCTAAGAACGGTTTATTAGAGGAAGAGAAACGACGTGAAGCTGCAGCAGCTGCCCGCAATACATTACCAGAGAGATCTGATAGTGGTTCTTCTGCCTTATCTGGTGGGATGATGGAAGGTTTATCATCATTATCTGGACTTGGTGCTGCCTTACTAGGGTTAGCTGGTGGTGCTATTCTTATGGCTGGAGATATCGGTGGTATCTTTGGTAAGATTGGTGGGGCTTTACTAGGTTTTTGGGGAATTAAGAAATTACTTAAGGGTGGTACTTGGAAGAAGTTACTTCCATTATTAGCTCACCCAGCTACATGGGTTGCCGCAGCAGCACTAGGGTTAGCGTTCTATTATGAAGACGAATTGGCTTCATTCTTTAAGGTAGACCCTAAAGCATCTGGTGACGGATATGACTGGGGATCTTTCTTCTCAGGGTTTAGTTCTACAGAGTTACTTGCTGGTGTTATCGGTGGTGTAGCTGCATGGAAAGCTAGAGGTATCTTCGGTATAGTTGGTAAAGCTGCGTTAATGAAGATGGGTGTATCCGCTGTATCAATAACTAAGATGGGTGGTCTATTAAAGAATCCACGAACTTGGATTGTAGC